ACTGCCACAAAAATACACAATAGTACAAACAGAAAGAGACGATAATGCAAATACAAACAAAACAATCCATGTTATAATATAGACAGTGAAAGGGAGATAACCTTTCAAAATATGATGTGATGGGAGATAGGGAGAATGAAAGTTAAATTTACAAAGCTCCTCAAGGATGCGGCTATGTTTAAGCCAATGGAGGAACCTTTTGAAATAGAAGTAACAACGGAAGATTTTAGCTTGATTATTAGTACAATGGGATTTAAGGAAACAAGTAAACCAGGTCACTACTGGAAGCGTACAGCATACAATGAGTGTGAAACTCTTGATATTATGAGATGATAAAGGAAAGCCCCTCCAAACGGAGGGGCTTTATCTTTACCACTGATTTGTTGGAACCATAAATCGAACGCCGATTTGCTTACCAGTATAGCTATCGGGGTTGGGCCATGCATCACCCAAATAAACTTCAATGGATTTAGAAGTGGTCAAGCGCATGCTTTGAGCCTGCACGGCAATAGGTGCGCCAACTGCAACCAGTGAACATGCAATGTAAATCGGTTTAGTATCACCGGGGTTTGGCATTCCCGGAATGCTAATTGTACCGATACTAACATATTTACTTGAAGGGATAGCGGAGGACGGGGCCGTTACAAAAGTGGCAGAACCATAAACATTCAGAATACCAGTTGCGGGTTGATATTCACATGTAAAGTTTGTGGTTTGGAACACACCTGCTGTCGGATTAGAAATAGTACCGCGAACCCAGTTAAGAGAACTTTGCAGACTCTGCACTGCCGTGTTAGCCTGTGCCGCGCTGGTGGTCGCGGCATTCGCCGCCTGTGACGCGGCTTCTGCCGTTGTTTTTGCACCAGACGCATTGTTATTCGCGGCATTAATATCGGAATCAGCCGTTGTCGCCCAAGTGTCAATTTTTTCCATGTCCTCGTTGTAATCGGTCAGCCAGTCGGGCTTGTCAGTGCCGACGAATTGGGAAAGGTCAAGAGTAGTTGTTTTGTTTGTGCTAGCCATAATAATTTTTCTCCTTTTATTTAAGTTTTAGAGTTCCAAGCGTAATTGTACGCCGTCCAGTTTTTACCCGTGTAAGCATCTGCTGTCAAATCAAGCGCTTTATATTCGTTTGCTGTCAGGCCGTTTTCTCTTAACTGCTGTGTCAATTCATTCATTGCCTGCTGGGCAGAAGTAAAAACACCGGTAATAGCAGAGTACATACCATAAATAAATTTGTGCCAGATAAACCGCGCGGCTGTCGCATAGTTGAAAGCAGATACATTATAAGCCCTATATTTTGTTGCGGTCAACCCTAACTTTGTATATTCATATGCAGTAATTCCCGTCTGCCGCACTCCTGCATACATATCATTTAAAGTATTCTTTAAACTGTCCATTTTATTGTATACAGGGTTGTTGATAATCGTTTCGTCTCCAAGTCGGTTTACAACTTCTTCCAATTTCTGGTTGACAATTGTAATCAGATAATTATAGAAAATTTCATTATTTTTATTAACCGTATCAATTATTCCAACGATTTTTTCATTAACTTCCTGCGTAAATTGCGCATACTGGTTTTCCAGATTGTCGATTTTTCCATCAACTGAACTTTCAAAATCTTCAATATCTTTAATAATCGAATTTAGTTGTTCAGTCACATAATTTTTAACCCATTCTTCGGTTACGGGTGTGTACGTGTTTAAAGTAGCTATCACTTCGTTAATTGCGCCCTGCAATTTGCACAATGCTTCATAATAGGACAGTGCATCAGCATAAGCAGACGGTAAAGCGGGCGTACAACACCGAACCACGTTTAGAAAATCCATATTATTCACCTCCTTTAATAAAGTTTCATAAAGCAGTTTTGTATTTCCGGGTTGTTTATAATCTCCATGTCAATATTCAAGAATGTTTCCCGGTAGTCTTTTAGGAGTTCGCTTAAATTATGGTACATATTTCCGCGCACTTTCTTTTCGAAGTTTCGGTCACGCTTCTGTAAATTGTTTGCTGTGGAAGATGCGGAAGAATCGTTTAAAGTTGCGGACGTTAAATATTTTTCATCTGCAATAGCTCCATTATCAAGCAACCCTTGAGGGGTGTCGCTATAAAGACTTTTTCCGTCTGCCGTGTCAGTGCGGGTACCGTCGCTTTCAACGTTTTCCAATTCCATATTTGTTTCGGTATAATTGTAAGCATTTAGCGGGTCAAAATCAAGCTGTGCACTCTTGTAAAGTTGGTTGTAATATGGCATTATTTCACTCATGGTACGGTTAAGATAAAGCTTAAAAAGTCCCGCCGTTTCCGCTCCTATTTCCCTCATCCAGTAATGCATTATAATTTTATTGTTAAGCGTTTCACGGTAACTTTCGTCAAAAATAGGATAGTCCTTTAGCCCTATGTCATAACCATTTTGAATAAGTTGTCTTAACTCAACGGTGTAACTACTCATTTTCAACATCACCGCCCATTTCCGGCACAATTGGAATTTCCGAATTAAATTCTACTGTCATATTAGTGCCAAACATTTCGTTTATTTTTTCGCACGCCTGTTTTCGTTCATACAGGTAGGATTCACGTATCATTTCGAGCGAACCAAACGGCGCGGCGGCTTCATTTGCAACAAGCCTTTCCCGCTTATCTGTGAAAGCTGAAACAACACCAAGACTTGTAAGTGCTTCATTATAAATTTCTGTTTTTACACTCAACAAATCGCGGGCGATAAACGGAATGTCCAAGTTAATCGGCTTTATGCTGTCAAGATTCAAGGATTTGTCACCGTAAATAAACGGTTGACCGCCGTCCAACTTCATAATTAGGTTTTTAAGCGATAATCTTTCTTTTTCGTTGCACGCAATGAAAGCCGAAAATTTTTGTAAATTTGCATTTGTCTCTGCATTGCGCTGAACTTCATATAGCTTGCGTGCATACTCATTTATAATGTAAGCATCACCAGTTCTTGCCATGTTATTAAAAATAAGCACACTGTTAGATTCATCCAGCATTCTAAAGGGAGTGCCATTTGCGGCAATTGCGCTTCGTTCAGACGGCACTCCGTACCAGTTGAGCGGGCCGGTGTATGCAACACCAAGTCCGAAAAACTGGTCTAAACTATCTTCATAAAAAACAAGTGCCGAACCCTGTGTAATGAGCATTAGTTCAAGATAACGAATGTCAATCCCTTTTGGCACATTTTCCCATTTAAAGCGGGCTAACGCGATATTTAGCAATCGAATTGTGTATTCGTTGTATGTCACATTATTTAAAGCGAGAGAATCAAAAAACTGAAAATCTCTCCCGCCTATTCCTTTTCTTGCCATTATCACACCCCCTAAATAATAGAATTATCAAGAGCATAATTCTTGATATCGTTTGTATGCCAAAATGTAACACCCGTTTCAAATGCCTGTTTGATTCGATTGTGAGCCACAACGGGAATACTGTCTATTAAATTAGCTTCTGTGCATTTTACAAAATTCCATGAACGGCGTCCATACAAGTTAGGCACTTTTGTTTGAAGTGTCTTATACCCGTACATTGTAAAATAATCGTCAATGCGTTTTGCATATTCATAGCGCACACATTTTGGAAACATGTAAAAATACCATTGTCCGTTTGCAAAGAAAGAATTTGAAGAAGCGGTATTTCCTCGCGCACTATCAGGTATTATTTTGTGTTCTTCAATTGTGACAAGGGTATTTGCTATTTTAGTTGCCGCGCCAACAACACTTTCAGCCGCCCCCGAAAAATCCCCGGTAAAAACTCCAACACCCGCCCCAACAGAGCCGCCAACAATTGTTGTTAAAGCGTTTAAGTTCATCCCCATTTGGTTTTGAGCATACCAGTTTTTAAAAGTGTCGTTCACCCATGAACAAACAGGGAAAGCAGGCATTGTTAATGATTCATCAAGTGATATGTTAAGACCTTTATAATTCAACGGTGTGCATACGATAGGGGCTGAACCGCCAAGAGAACTAAACAATACGAAAGGCCCGTTCGTTCCTTGTGCTTCAAAGTCAAAAAATTCGTAACGGTATTCTTTTCCGCTTGCGCCAGAACCGTACAATTCTAAGGCCCTATACGGGTATGTGTACAATTTGTTATTTTTAGGTGTGTAACCATCAAGCGGCGCGAAAACGTTTAGTAGCTTGTTTCCGTAAATTCTTTCTGAACCCATGCCCGACACCCAACCATAGGATGGTGAAGCGGGAAAAATATTCAAAAGTTCAAGCGGATACATAAACATCGACACAATGGCGTCACCCTTGCCGCTTTTTGCGTACTCATCAACCATCGATATAGCCATGTCTACTCGTTCTTTTTTCGCGTAGTAATAAGATAGTCCTGTAAAAGTGTTATCAAGGAGACTGGAAGTAGGTGTGCCGTCCAACCGTTCCGATACAGCTATGATTATCCCCGGTGTAAAATCATAAACAGTGCCATAACCGCTTGTAATATTCTGGTTGTAAACATATTCCCCCGTTTCCAGATTTTCGGGTACAAGATTATTTCCGAATGTGTCATCGTTTGTATGCTCGCGCTCAACGAAAGAAATTTTCAACGTGTTATCTGCAAACCATGTTTGAAAAACATCCTGTTCAAAATACACGTCGCTTTTATTTTCGTTCTGAAAACGAATGTCTGTGATAAAGTTGAAATACCACCGATTGTTATTTCGGTAATACATGTAATTGCAGTTTGCAATTGTTTCATAATTTGCTGGAAACGAAACAAATTTATCGTCTCGCTGATAAGTTGCGCCGTCAAGCGTTGCAACAATTTTTGTGGAAAGAAAAGAAAGACGTTCTTCCATATTCTGGAACAATCTAACATGCGCATAGTCATTCCCCCATGGTATGCCTGCACATAGATAAATTGTTGTGTTGGGATTTATTGCCATTTTCTTCTCCTTTATATTTGCCGGGCGGAGTTACCCGCCCGGCTATAAACGTTAAGCCTTTACGGTAATTGTGGCTGTGCCGTTCTTTTCCGTATTATAAGTAGAAGTTGCTGTCACAGTTACCGGGCCAGCTTCCGCACTTCCAATTGTGAGTACACCATCACGGGTAATTGTAGTTGTACTATCAGAATTTCCGGAGATGCTCCACGTCACACCCTGCGGATAAAGCCCAGTACCCGCTACGGTAGCTTTCATCTGAACAGTAGTGCCCTTATTTACAGTAGTGTCACTGGGCGAAACGGTAACCCCTGTAATTGTTGGAGCAGTCGTAACAAACGCAACCGCATTCGCAAACGGGCACACGGCCATGATTCTCCAGTAGTGCGCCCAATACTGCCAGTACAGGCCCTGCCCGTTCATATCACGTGTGAACTTCTGCAAAGCGTCCCACACTGCATAGAAATCCTCATCAATTAGAATCGCGTGCGTATCCTGAATGGGAATTTCATCCACAACGATAACACGGTACTGAACCTTCGCGGGTTCCAAATTAAACAAAGTGCTATACCCAAGCACTGCCAAGTATGCATCGGTGTCCGCGTCGATAATAAGAACCTGTTTTTCTTTCGGCGTTGCAGTAAGGACACCAAGGCTATTATAATCCGAGCGCATAAAAGCCATTTTGTTAGAAACAGCTTTCATTTTCGCAAGGGCCATGTGCGCGGACGTATTATCAGTTACTTCATCAATTACTTCAACAGCGAACTTGCCAGCCGTGCCATACTGCGCAAGCAGATTTTTCATGGTGGTAAATTCATCCAGTTCCGCGCCCGTGTACATAGCATTAAACACAGAACTGATAAAATCACTAAGTCCCTGCCACGACATAAAGGCCTGACGCAACATGTCATCGGAAATAGTTTGCTTATAAAATACCTGATAATTCAGCTTTGCAAAAGCAGTTTTTACGTCAGGAATCTCGCGCTTCATCCATTCTTCTTCAGCCTGTGCCGGGTCAAACTGGTGTGCTTTTGCAAGATTGGTGTAAACAAGCTCCACAGTGTCGCCGTATTCCAGAATACCCTTTTTGAGCACCCGCATAGGGTTAGTAAACAAACGATACGTAATCCATACGCGCCCGATAAGATTTACAAGGGTATCTACAAAAGCGTTTTGCGTGGGCTGATAATCCAGCACCGCCGTGCCAAATTCCCGAATATTATCTTGCGTCACCTGCGGGAGCCGATTTTCAAAGCTGGGATTTTCCGCTACCATCTGCGCGCGAAGCGCGGTTAGAATCTGCGGTGCATTATTGGTTACACTTGTCAAAACTTTTGCACTTTTCATTTTTCAATTACCTCCTCATTAAAAATGGATTTAATCTTTTCCGTTTCGTCTTTAATGTCGTCGAAATCATCATCTTTCAAATCTTCAACATGCTTCTTAACAGCATCACGACCAGTTAAAACGCGGGTAACATAATCGCGCTTAAAATCTTTAAACGCGTTGGAAATCCCGTCCATTTTATCGGACATTTCTTTCCAGTAACGTTCCATTCCCTCTTGTTCATCTTCACTATCATGCAACCTGCGCAAATCTTCGCGCATGTCGTCCGTCATGCCGTCCTCACTATTGTAAAGACGGTCAATAAATTCACGGGCTTCACTAAGTTTCATTTTTAGTTTTCTCCTTTCACTTTCAAGTTTGAAATAGCGTCTTTCAATTCAATGTACGCTTTCGTATTATCCGCAAGAGCATTTGTAAAATTTTCTTCACTTTCCGCATGCGCGTTCATCTGCTTAACGTTCAACCAGACAAGTACACCGCACATTACAATCGGAAATCCGAGCGTACTAACTATCTGTGTCATTACTGTGTAATCCATTTTCTTACACCCTTTTATTAGCAAATTCATTTGCTAAAATTTGGAAATCTGCAACAGTCTTTTATGAGTACAAAATATTACAACATTTTCGCACACCAAGAAAAATCCCGTACATCATACCCACTTCTTTAGAACTCGCTTTTTGATAATTGATGTAGCTTTCAATATAAGTGCTTTCAGTTTTTCACACATTGGGAAGCTCACTCAAATCTTTATTAAAGATTTTAAGAACTGCTACATCGGTAATATCCTGCCAGTAATTCCAGCTTCCGAACTCCTGCACTTTGTTAAGGTCGTCAGGTTTTACGCGAAACTTTCTCTTATTACCAAAGTATACGTAATTTTCAGGGTCATTGCTTGCGGGGCTGTTAATCGTGTGCCCGTTTTCAGCGAAAACAACAATCAGCATATTTGCAGTAAAATCAGTCGGCATTGGTGGTTCACCCCCTCCATACTCTACCTCATAACGCCCAACGATATTTGGGAAACCATCTTCCGGCGTTACAAGATTATTTGTAATTCCCCTACCAACATGCCATTCTTCATGACAGTGCGGGCCGATTGTATTACCAGTAATTCCGAAGTTTCCGATAGGAGTTCCAGCTGAAACAAAATCTCCGACTTTAACAAGGCGTTCCGCGTGGTGTGCAGTCAGCACTGTGCGGTCAAGAGCCGGATAGTAAATCGCGATAAAATTCCCCCACGACCAGTTGCCCCCTGTGCCGTATTCGCTACGCACGACTTCACCGTTACCAATCGCCCGTACCATCGTGTCACCCATTACCCCGGAAGCATCCCGCGTGTTCCAGTCTTTACCACGATGAGAACCTCCGAAAACCTGTGTGACATTTACAAGGGGGTTAGCTGTAATCCAAGTTGTGTAAGCCATTGTTTTTCTCCTTTTAAATAATTATTTTCAACATGCTTTTAATTTCATGCTGAATTTTTTCATTTTCGTAAGCAAGTGTACCCGTTTCCAGTGCTTCTTTTATTCTTCTAAAAAACGGATGCCGTTCATACTGCTTTACATATTGAATTGACTTGTTGATACTTTCTTTATCTGGTGTAAAAACCATAGTATTATAAGGGTCGTAATCGTATGATATAATTGTCATCCCTGTGTCGTAATCAAACCATACGCCGTATTTTTTGTCCCTCCAAACAAGAGTAAAATAAAACCGCGTGTTTTTCCCTTTTTTCATTATCTGTGCTTCATCATCCAAATAGAATTTATTATCAACAGAATAATCTGCATAACCGAGAGCCCGGGACATTTGCCCGAACCTTGTGTTTTCTTTCGCTCTTTTAAATTCCGCACTTGTCGGAACTACCTGTAAAAGTATGTTATCTCTTACGACTGCATTTTTATTTTTCGGAAGAGATAAATCCCATTGTATAAAATATGGATTAGCCATTGAAATTGCGTTGCCAAGCATAAATAAGATAACATCGTCTCGCATTCGGGCTATTGTATCGTACAAATCGAATAAAAGGAAAGGCTCATTGCGCAAATAAGATGAATGCGGTTTATCTATAATAAATTCTTCAAAAATCAAATTTGAAATATCGGGAAACGCACTTGATTTATAATCACTTGCTTTTGTCAACGCGAAAGTGTACCCGGCCAACTCCTCATTTATGTACCATTGACCCCCGTCATACTCTATTTTGGTGTCGGGAAAAACTTGATTTTTAATAATGTCGTTGAAATATTTGTCAGCGGTTTTTAATAACTCATCTTTGTATCTCCGAATATACCCGAACTGTTTACCCTTTTTAAGGAAGTCCCGTACCGCTTTGATTTTCCATTGGTAGGATTTACCAATTCCACGCCCACCAAGCACAATGTTGAAAAGTGCGTTATAAGATAACGTGTTATTTATATCATAATACATGAAAATCACCTCAACAGGATTTACAGGCAGAAATAATATAGCTTGCAAGGCCCGATGTTACAGGCGGTCGGTTTCACCCGTTGCGCTCCGCTGTAAATAGTATTTACATTTCCTGTAAATCCTATTATAACTATACCTGTAATTTACAAATTATACCATGGATTTTTGTTGTTCAAATATGGATAATTGAATCATAAATCTTCTAGCTTCCATCCGTTCATTTTATTTAAGTTGAATTCGCAAAGTGGACATTTTACTTCAACTATTTTCTCTAGATTTATTTTTAACTCTTTGTTTTCACGTTCAAGCCGATTGATTTTAATAATTGCTTTTGCAAGTTTTAAACTCATTTCATTATCTTCCATTTTAAACACTCCTTATATTAAACTCTTTATCAACAAGCACAATTCCCCCGTCAACATGGACGGGCATGAGTTTCCCTGTGTACGTTGCGCACGGATGAAAGTTTTCCCATGTAACCTGTTCTTTGCCTTTATCCGGTAAGCCTGCGCAAGTGACATGTAAATTACCATCTATTTCTTCGATATATGTTTTCGGACGTAAAAACCTTGCCCTTGTAAAATGGCTTTCGTGCGCCCACGCTCCAAGTTTATAATCATCTATCTCGATGAACTTTTCAATATCTTCTACGGGTAAAGTTGTATGAATACTATCCGTATCACTGTAAATATACATGTCTTTACCATATTTTTCTATGCTGTATTCCTTTATTTTCTGACTGGTTTCAATTGTGTATCTTCTTGCATAAGCTGTAATAAACGCACCAACAGGAAGATACAAGGCTTCTCTTGTCTCCGGTGGGGAAGTCCTGTATTTAACTATTCCTTTATCAAGATACGGATGCTTTTTAGCACAGATAGGATCAAGCGCAAATTTACCATATAAAGAGTTTAGCATAATTTTTGACCAATTCCGCATGGTGGGATTATGCTCTTTCCCGGCTTTTATTTTTTCCTGCATCCATTTATCTATATACTTTTTAAACAAATCTTTTGATGCTCTAAATTTCCAGCCACGAATACATTCTAAATTGTAAACGTTGTAATGCTTTAAAAACAACTCTAAATCTACATTTGTCAGGCAAAGGGGAACGATATCCCCATTGCTTGAAGTTACATATTCTGTTTGAACAAAGCGGCTATTCCCTTTTAATTGAATTGTCGGTAAATATCCCTCTTTTAATTCAAACTCACATTTAAACAGTTGAATATATAGGGGGCGTTCTGAATCGTAAATGTATTCACCCTCATAAAATTTCGGCTCACCCCATGGTAAATCACAGTAATACATTCGTGATGGGTACAAACTGTTCACATCAAATACATTCCCCTCCCCTATATCTTTATCGGCGTATATCGGGTTAAGATAAGTAAAGCCGCCTTTATAAGCTTTGCGGATATCCTTGTCGTAATTCGGTTCGGGAAATAACGTTCTAAACCTCTTTTTCCCTATGATGCTTTTAAAATCCTCCAAAGCACAACTACCCTGCGTTAATTTTTCAAAACCCATTTTAAAAATTCTATCTAACGCAAGCGACATTATCTGAACATCGTGTTTCAAATATTCGGTTTCTTCTTTCGTTAAAATGTGGTTTGTTCCACGTGGAACATTATAATCAATCTCAAGTTTTTGTATATCCAAATGAAAAGCCTTTGCAATTTCATCAACTGAATAATTCAACAGTTTCATACTGTCGCGCAGTTCTAAACTGTTCCCGTTTTCAAACCGTATCTTTATTTTATAAAACTGGCCCATATCGGATATAAGCGCGTTGAATTGTTTATTATAAAGCTTCTTTGTTTCAACATATTCATAACCATGTTTTAATAAGTAACTAATGCAAAATTCACCATCGAATTTCAAATTGTGAAAATAAAGGATTAAATTTCCACTTTCTTCACATGTTTCAAAGAAACTTTCTATACTGTTTCCTATTACAATGTTGTCGATAACACCTATTTCGCATACAGCCCAAGCCCAAACCCTGCAATCATTTTTATCTGTTGTGGTTTCAAAGTCTGCGGTAAACATTACAAGTTTAAAACCGTCAAAGCATTTTCAATTTTATTTATCATAGCATTTATAGCTTCTTCACCGTAAGAATATTCAATTTCAAGATATGAACCGTAAAATGGGTCTTGGCTTGCGAAATAAAAAGCTGTACCGTTTATTTTGCTTATCCTGTCAACTAACTTATCACCGGCCGCACCGAAGTTGTTTTGAATGGCCTTTATATAATTTCTTTTATATTTCTCGTCTAAGAAAGTTAAATAACCACTACGTTCACGATTTTGTGCACTCTCCAATCTCTTTTTAACTTCCATCAATGTACGCCCTGCTCCTTTTGTAATGGGCCTTAAACTTTCTTGTTCAATCGTGTAGAATGAGCCTCTGCGCTGTGCTTCCAGAATTTCAAACCTTTTCATAGTCTGCTTATTCGCTTTTGTTATCGCACGTTCGGCTTGCTCACGAACAAACAACGGAACTTCCAAACTGCTCCCCGCTTTGTATTTTACCATTTTTTGCTTTTCTGGTTTTGCCAATTCTTGTAAACGGTTCAGTTCTCGCGCTATTTCTGCATCGGTTCTCCCCCGCATTACTTCGGTACGCGTCAGCGTATCCAGAATTTTAAACGCTTCGTTTTTCGATTGTAGTTGTAGCAAACGTCTATTATAAGCACGAATTTCTTTGTCGATATCCCTTGTTCTTAAATTCCCAGCGGTGTATTTCATTTTTCAACACCTACTTTCTAAATAGTGCGCCCCGGGTAACCGGGGCGCTGTTTTTCTCTTACTCGAAATCCAAAACCATAATCTTTGCCCGGACACTTTCACCAATCTTTGAACAAGTAATGAAACCGGACTTCACATTAATTCTATTCATGCCCTCATCAAAATCAGTCAAATCAACATCTTTTCGGAAAAAGACTGAATAGAACATTCTGTCACCGTCGCTATTTTTTACGGAGGTGGAAGCGTAAAGTTTCCCATTACTACCGGTTTTTACCCAGAAAGTCAACTCGCCTTTTACGTCGAAAACTGTTTCAACTCGCTCTTTAGTTTCTGCTTTCTTTTTATAAGCCATTTTAAACACTCCATTCTAAATTATTCGGTTACAAGCGTACCGTGTTCTTTTACAACTTCTGCACTGATTTCATAAGTGTTGTGAACTTTCTCTTTATTTGCAATCCCGATAAACTTTTCACCCTTGGCTTTCATTGCCTTTTTGAAATCCGAATCATTCTTGTAAAAACCGTCCATTGTTTTTAGCTCAAAATTTCCCTCTTTTTCTTTTATTACAGTATAAATACGACCCTCATAAATCTTTACTTTCATCTTGATAACTCCTTTTAATTTTGTAATTTTTATTATAAACGGCTTTTCCTAAAACGTCAACCCTCCTTTTAATCTTTTCTGCCGTTTCTTACTTTAAACATACCCCTGCTCATAATACGTTTTATAGGGACAATTTTCGCATTTATTAACTGTATCTTCTGTTTCTTTTACCTCTTTTATGGTATCAGAAATTTCATATAAAGCATCCCTTATTTGCGCAAGTGCATTTGTTAAGCCTATGTCTATCATTTTAAATCCCTCCAATTAAAACCCGATTTAATTATAGCCACTAACCCCACTAAAGAACATATTATTAAGCCTGTTCCGATTGTTCTAAGTGCGTTCACAAAATCTATGTACATTATTAATCCTCACAGTTTTTATAAGCGTTCTTTAAAATTCCATCTTCCCAGTAAACCAACCTGTACTCCCCATCGTTCATATGCATAAATCCATATTCAACATCAGATAACATGTTTACACCGTCTACCATTTGTAAAGCGCTGTCAAAATCTATTCTCGCTGTTTCGTTTAAAAATGCAATGTGTTCTTTTTTAAGTTTCACTGTAATACCTCCAATTTTCTACCACATTCAGGGCAAAATTTAGGTGTATAAACTGCCAAAGTATTCCATCTATTTTGAATAAGGGTTTCCGATAAAATTATCAAGGGCATTCCACCGCCACTTTTTATTAGCATTCTTGAATCTTTTCCGTTGTCATTCACAACAAAATAAGCAAAATTTTCGTCTTTGCAACAAAATCTACAATTACACATTTATAATCAGTTCTCCTTTATCTTTGAAATATTCATAGCAAGCCCATTCAGTGCATTCGCCTACTATTTTTAATAAACCCTCAGGCCCTCCATCGTATAATGTTTCTTCACCAAACCAAACTGTAACTCTATCTGGATTGTAGCATTTTACTAAGTCATGTACCGTGTTCATACGCTTCTTTTTACCTCCGTGCACATCATATTTTGAAAGGTTATCTCCCTTTCACTGTCTATATTATAACATGGATTGTTTTGTTTGTATTTGCATTATCGTCTCTTTCTGTTTGTACTATTGTGTATTTTTGTGGCAGT